ACCTGAGCCAGAGCCAGAGCCAGACCCGAGTGATGATGACGATGATGGTTCTTTTGGTTTTACAGGCGGCGAAGTAATTGAGGGTGGCAATGACTTTGGTATGTGCCCCGACGGATTTACTCCAAGGGCAGATAAACAAGGAAGCAATTGCTCTGTTGCAACAAACCCATGTGAAAGCTCTGACTATGCACAAGCTAATCCGGTTGAGTGTGCTAGTTTTCTTACTCCAGATTTAGACCCAGACCCAGATCCTGATCCAACGCCTGATATAAAACCAGAAGAGTGTCCAGAAGGTTTTGTTTATTCCGAGATAACAAGGAAATGCGAGCCAACAAGGCAAGCGCCTACTCAGCCGGAGACAACGCCTGATATAAAGCCAGAAGAGTGTCCAGAGGGTTTTGTTTATTCAGAAATAACAAAGGGATGTGAACCGATACGACAGGCGCCTACTCAGCCGGAGACAACACCTGATATAAAACCAGAAGAGTGTCCAGAAGGTTTTTATTATTCAGAAATAACAAAGGGATGTGAGCCAGTACGACAAGCGCCTACCGAACCCGTAGAAGGCGAGGAGTGCGTAATTGACGGACAAGCAGGAACTATTCAAAACGGTGTCTGCGTTCCTACAGAGGTTGTTGAACAAACACCAACCTGTAACGACCCTAACGCAACTGTTGCAGAAGACGGAAGCTGTGGTCCTTGTAAAGAAGGGTTCACTGTAGATATACAAACTGGTTTGTGTTTAGCCGACTCTGTAGAAGGTTCTTGCCCCAACGGAGCTAAAGATTATCCTTTATGTTCAGAGTGTGAAGACGGTTCTAGGCCAAGCGACCACGAAGGAGGTCAATGTTCGGGCGAAGTAATTATAACTCCTCAGCCAGAGCCTGAACCAGAGCCTGAACCAGAGCCAGAACCAGAGCCTGAACCAGAGCCAGAACCTGAGCCAGCAGCAGGAGGCGGCGGCGGTGGCGGAGGACGCTCAGGAATGCTATCAGGCAATGTAGACTGGGCAAGACAACCATTTACTGCTGTAGAGTACCGTGCCCCAACTAGAGCTATTAATGTGCTTAATAACTTTATTGAAACAGAAGTAACACAATCTTTGGTACAAAACAGTGCCCAAAAGAAAGGAATGTTTGACGTATGACATACTTAAACTTAATGAATGGCGTACTACGTCGGATGCGTGAAGACGAAGTAAGTACGGTTAATGAATCTACGTACTCTAAAATGGTTGGTGACTTTATTAATGACGCTAAAAGAATTGTAGAGGATTCTTGGGACTGGTCAGCACTTAGGACTACCTTAACAATCACTACTACTGCTGACGTTTTTAATTACGTTTTAACAGGCAGCCAGAACAGAATTAAAGCGCTTAACGTAATCAATGATACAGCTAATTTGTTTATGGAATACAAAACAGCTACTTTTTTTGATGAAGCTTACTTAATATCTGATCCACGCAAAAGCGCTCCTACTTGTTATACGTACAACGGTGTTGACAGTAATGGCGATACGCAAATAGACATTTACCCTACTCCAGAAAAAGAGTACACCATTCGCTTTAACTGTGTTAAAAGAACAGGTGATTTAACTGTCGATGACGACAGGCTAACAATACCTAGCATGCCGGTAATACACTTGGCTGTTGCTTTACTAGCCCGTGAACGTGGAGAAACAGGAGGCACGTCTGCTCCTGAGTACTTTAAAGTTGCTGAGAATTATATGTCTGACGCTATTGCTTTAGACGCTCAAAAGCATCCAGAAGAAGTAATCTTTTATACCCCTTGAGGTAAAATATGGCACAAAAACTTAACAGTATAAATTTGGTTGCGCCTGCCTTTAAAGGGATCAATACAGAAGATTCTCCGCTGCAGCAAGACCCGTCGTTTGCTGAAATAGCAGATAACGCTGTAATTGACAAACGTGGTCGTATTGCAACACGTAAAGGCCATAATGTTATTACAACAAACAAAACTGCATTAGGCACGGCAACTCTTAGAGCAATCAAAGAGTTTAAAGACGACGCTGGCAACACTAAAGTTTTTTCTGTAGGTAACAACAAGATTCTTAGTGGTACAACGACGTTGGCTGACGAGACTCCCGGTAGTTACACCATTTCTGCAGACAACTGGAAGATGGTCAACTTTAACGACAAAATATACTTCTTCCAACGTAGCCATGAACCCCTTGTGTACGATAACGCAGGAGGCTCTGTAATCAAGCTCAGTGCTGTTTCTGGGGCTGCTGGAGTTACTAGCGCCATGTACGGTAACGAAGTCCTAGCAGCGTATGGCAGGCTATGGACAGCAGACTTTGGTGCTGACAAGTCTACCGTGTACTGGTCTGATCTTTTGATAGGTCATGACTGGTCCGGCGGCACTAGTGGGTCTATTGACATATCCAAGGTATGGCCTGACGGTTACGACGAGATTGTATCGTTAGCAGCACACAACGGTCTGTTAATTATTTTTGGCAAGCACAGCATTGTTGTTTACGAAGGTGCCGAAACTCCAGCTACAATGGCCTTGTCAGATACTGTAGCAGGTGTTGGTTGCGTTGATCGTGACACTGTACAGCACACAGGTACTGACGTATTGTTCTTGTCACACACCGGTCTTAAGAGCTTCGGTAGAACAATACAAGAAAAGTCAATGCCCATGGCTAACTTGTCAAGCAGTATTACTAAAGACATTATTGGCTTGTTGCAAAACGAAACTAGTTTTTACCGGTCTGTCTACAGTCCTGAAGAAGGTTTTTATTTGCTAACTTTTGTAAATCAAAACGTAACTTATTGTTTTGACGTAAGAGGCACATTAGAAAACGGTTCTTACCGTGTGACTCGTTGGCCCGGCACAGGGTTTACGTCCTATGGTAGACTTGAGAATGGTAAGTTGTACATAGGTACTACGGAAGGTATTAGCGAGTACAGTGGTTACAGTGACAACGGAACTAAGTACCGTTTTAAGTACTACAGTCCGGGTTTGACATTTGGTGACCCTTCGATGTTAAAAAGAGTCAAGAAGATTAGGCCAACTTTGGTAGGCGCTAACAGTGCCACAGTATTTCTTAAGTGGGCCTATGACTTTGACACAGCCTACAGAACTGCAGAATTTACTGTAGGTAACCAGCAACCTGCTTTCTACAACGAGGGCGAATACCCAGCTTATTCGGAGCTTTCGTCTTATGGAATATCGTCAACAGAAGTTGGTGGTGTTGTTATTGTTAATAAATATCTTGGTGAACTTACATCCGCCCCTACAACAGGGTCTGGCGGAGGTGCGCTACTTAACGGAGACAGTTACTTTAACAAAACAGAATCTGTTTACTACGTTTATATATCTGGTTCATTTACAAATTTAGAAACACTAACGCCTTCTTCTATATCAGAGTTTACGGGCGGTGAGCTAACGTCACGTAGGGCAGTCAACGCTACCGGTGGTGGCGGAGTTATCAACATAGGTTTGGAGGCAGATATTAATGGTTTTGCTTTGTCTCTTCAAGAAATTAACGTATTAGTTTTAAAAGGTAAAGTACTATGAGCAACTATAGTAAAACTACTGACTTTGCCGCTAAGGACAGTCTACCTTCTGGAGACAGCGGTAAAATCATTCGTGGCTCTGAATTTGAAACGGAGTTTGATGCAATTTCTAACGCTATCGCTACTAAGGCAGACATAGCATCACCAACATTTACAGGGACAGTAACAATTCCTGCGCTGACGTTTACAGGTACACTGTCTACAGGAACAATTGACGGAGGTACGTACTAATGGATCCAGACTTTTTAGCGCTTTTAGGTTTAGGCGGAGGAGCCGGTCTTCTGTCGGAATCGTATGAAGACCTTGGCAAACTAGGAAGAGAGGCTTTTCAACGCTTTGGAGAAGGGTACACTGACCCCGACACTGGAGAGTTTACACCGGGTCTTGCTGGCGAGTTAACAGGAATGCTGGAGTTTCAGCCTTACACTGTTACTACAGCTACTGGTGGACAGTTTGGCATGACTACAGACCCTACTACAGGCCAAACGACTTACCAACTAGACATGTCTCCTGACGAACAGGCTCTTCAACAAGAGCTTCTTAAGCAAGCTACAAGCTTCTACGGTCAGGCAGCGACACCTTCTGAAGAACTTGAGCAGGACGTTTTGGGCCGTATGCGTGAACTTAGGGCACCTGCCGAAGAACAGGCCAGAGCAGAACTAGAGCAACGTTTAGCTGCTCAGGGACGTTTAGGTACACGTACGGCAATGTTTGGCGGAACTCCTGAGCAGTTAGCAATAGCTAAGGCAGAGCAACAAAGAGAGTCTGAAGACATTTTACGTGCCATGGAGTTTGCAAGGGCCGACCAAGACAGACAAGCAAAACTTGGTGCAGGAATGCTAGAGGCATCTTACTTGCCACAAGGTCAGTTACTGGCTGCGTTACAGCCCGGAATGACAACAGCAGAACGTCAGCGACAAGCGTTGTCTGAACAAGCACAGACTTACGGTGAAACCTATGCTTCAGCAATTAATGCACTACTTTCGGCTGGTATGGGCCAAGCAGACATTATAGGTAACGTAGGTTCGGGCTTAGTTTCAAGGGCTGCTGCTGGTCTGTTCAGTTAACATAAAGGATTAAATCATGGCACAAATATCATCAAATATACTTCAGGGGCTTTCGTCGCCTTCTTTTGGACGAGGGATGTTTTCCGTGGGTGAAGCTATTGGTGGAATCCCCGGTCAAATGAAGGCTAAAAAAAAGCAAGACAAGTTTAACGAAATCATGAAAAGAGGTCAGGCAATTTTAGCTTCGGCAGAGCCCGATCCCGTTGCGCTCTCTGGTGTTGCTCAAGAGTTACAAGGTATCGGTTATACTAAAGAAGCACAACAGTTTGCTGATGCTTCACGCAAGCGTGGAGAACAGGCTGCTCAACGAGCTAGGGTTGGTGGTTTGTTGACTCAAGCTAGTACTCCGGAAGGTATTACTCCGGAATACGCTCAGGACTTTGTAGCTGCTGGCGGTACTTTAGAGCAGTTAACAGCAGCATCAAAAAGAGCGCAAGACGAAGAAAAAAGACTTCGTGAAATAGATCAGCTTAAAAATTTAAGGGCTGCGGCCGTTGCTAAAGCAACAAAAGCAAGAGACCCTTTTAAAAGGACTGCAATGGAAAACGCAGGCAGAGAAGAGCTTCTGGCTTACTTAAACCCTGCGCTGTACCAAATGAACGCTGGAATGGCTTTAGTGGATGCAGAAGGAACCACAATCGCAGAAAGAGGGTTTAAGCCTGATACGACTAAGGTTGAGTACGATCAACAAACTATTAAGGACGCTGACGGTAACGAAACATTGCTTTTGTTGACGGACAACAGAGTGGTGGGGCGTATAGAAGTGACCCCTAGAGGTAACGAAACTCAAGAAGAAGCAAGAGCAAGAACAGAAGCAATTCCTAAGTTAATTCACAACATCGGAAAACTTGATAATTTGTTGTTGAGGGACGACCTGCCGTCTGGCTTAGGCGCTCAACTTACTAGAAACATAGGTGGTGTTGAATCGCTTGGTTACGAAGCGGCTGCTTTAGATGTAGAAGCGGAGTACCAGCAAATTAAAAACTTCTTAGGATTAGACAATATAAGAGTACTCAAGCAGTTAGGAGGGGGAAGTACAGGCTTAGGTGCTGTTTCAAACCTTGAATTAACGGCTCTTCAAAACTCTATTGAAACTTTAAATACCTCAAGGTCAGAAGAAGCTCAAAGAGAAGCGTTAAAGAACATTAAAAAACATCTAAATACCATGCTTATTATGGCACAGGGTCGTGACCTAACCGAAGCTGTTAACTGGAACTCTGATAACTACGCTAAACTAGGATATCGGTCTGTTTTAAACAAGAAAGGCGAAACTGTTGTTTTTTATCAAGAACCCGGAACAGGAAGGAAGTTTGTTTACGACAAAACTACCGCTACATTTAAACCTTTGTCTTCAGGGGAATAATAATGGCTAACGACCAGCAAGAACTGCTAGATTTATTTGACACGGGGT